CTGCTTCTTCCTCCCCAACTCTTTTTTTCCATTCGTTGAGTGCAGTCTTATCAGTCATCTTACCAAGTACGGTAGTTACTGATGGATAGCGTTCTCCTGTCGGAGTCTCATAAAGCCGAGTTTCACCATCAATACGATTAAGTTGAGCGAACTCAATCAGATCGTGTTGAAAGTCTTTACGGTTGTAGTCCAAGCTTCTGGCGAGCAATGATGTATTCCTTACAATTATCACCATGCCAGCGTTTGAAATTGCTGGCATCGACATTTTTACCACAGTGAGAACATGTTTTCTTAGTTCTATTTTTAGCACGTTCTCTTATTAATGTCAAGGTAGAATTTTTATGATTTTTACCGTACATAGGATTTTTTTCACCTGACACGTCTGCATGATTTTTTGATATATTAGACTTGTGCTTCTCAGAAAACTTCACACCCTTTTTAGCCATACTGACCTTTGTTCCTATAATCTTTTTCATTTTATCCTGATTAGGAAGACCAGAAAAAACAAAACCACCTTGGCCGCCTTTGGCTATATTATAGCACAGCGGATCTTTTAGGGCTTCTGTTGTTAATAGATTTTTTTCTTCAAAAATCATCTGCTCTTTCGTTTCATGAACAGATAATACTTCTTTTTTAAAATTTTCTAATCCGTACTTTTTAATAGCATTTTTAATTGCTAAACCAGAACCCATGTAGTTATCATTAAGATCTTGTGTTCCATGCATGCCAATATAGTATCTATTGTTAATTAGATTAGTAATTTTATAAATGATGTAGAACATTTTTTCCTCCTACATTCTATTTATAAATTGCATGAACTAGATACTTAGGACATTCCTAATTTATGTCTAGCAACAATATATCTTTTAACAATAGAACTTCTTACAATATCTTCTATCTGAAAATCAACAAATTCAAATTCAGGGATGTTTTGCAGAATTTTCATGAAGTTAATAAGACCAGAATATTCTTTTCTTCTTTCAGAAGAAAGATCGTCTTGCCTAAAATCACCGCAAAAAATAATTCTACAGTTCTTACCAATTCGGGTCATGACGCTATGCAATTCTTGATCTGTCATATTTTGACATTCATCGACAATCACATAACAGTTGTTCAATGTAGTACCACGAACAAATGAGGTACTCATAAACTCCACTGCGTTCTTCTGCTTCAGAATATCGTAGGCATCTCCACGTTCGAACAACTCGTTGCAGATAGCGTAGTAAGGTGCTTCATAGACCTTCATCTTCTCTTTCTGAGATCCTGGCAGGAATCCCATGTCACGAGTCGGAACAACAGAACGAATCACATAGATCTTTTCTTGATCACTCGTACCAGACATCAAATCATTAATTGCCAGGTACATAGAAAGAAAAGTCTTGCCGGTACCTGCCATGCCGTGAAGCATCAGATGCTTACCACGTTGAAAGGCTTCGAATGTTTTCTTTTGATTGTCTGTAAGTGGATGAACTCGTTTCAAATTAAAATTAGGAGAACTAAACGTAGGTTTATTACTCAGTAGTTCGTGTTCTCCGTTTTGTCTTAGAATACGCTTCTGTCTCTTGGTAAGTCTTGCCTCAGTCACGAATCATCCTTATTTTTTGTTTTTGGCTTTGTTAATGGCTTCGCGGGTTTTAGTAGCTTTGATACCCTTGTCTCCATACTGTTGACCAAGTGGAGAAGTTGGATTTGCGTTGCCAATCCTATTTAACAGGTCTTTAAATCCACCATCATTCTTGTGGGTGACACCGGCAATACCAGAGATAAGAGCTGGAGCGCCGATGACCAATTCGGCATGTGGATTGTTCTTGAGATATTCTTCTCGACCAGACATTGAAAGGAACTCTTCCCAGGTTTCCCCGGTTTCTTTGTCCCTAAACTCATAGATTGGCATTAATAATCTTCTTCGATTAGATCAAAAATTGCGTTTTTATTACGAGAGCGAAGTGCTGAACGAATTCGCTTCTCTTTCAGTTTAGAGCCATGATCTTCGTAATGATCTTCGAAGTGATCATCATCATAGCCATAGTACTTGTTATTACGCTTGATTGACTTGCTCATTGATTAGCCCTGGAAATGCTAGGTTAACGACTTTGGTGGAAATGGTACGAGGCAGCTTCTTGTCCTTGACTTTAATAAGAAGTTCGGCATCACGCTTGTCAATGGATTCAAGAAGATTAATAAACAACGTTTCTCGTTTCAGGCGAGTAAGTTCTGGCTTGTTACCAAGAAGATAGATGTAGAGGGTACGAGCTTCTTGATGAAGACGTCCTTCAACATCAAGGTACTCACATGGCTTGTACGGAGGAGCTCCTTCTGGAATTTCCCATACAACACCGGGTGTAAGTGCCAGTTCAAGGATATAACGAAGCGTTGTAGAATCGTTGTCGCGAAGATACTGAGCTCGATCCTCCACGCTTTCGATCTTAGATGCTGTGTCGATGATTTGTGCAATTGTTAGTCTTGGCATATTAAAACTCATTAATGCTTTCAAGGAGGTTCTTAAGGCGCTTTTCAATGAAGTAGTTGAAGAGCTTACCGCGTCCCTTGCCAGCCTGAGCCTCATACTCAGTGACAATTTCTGAACGCAGCTTTTCGGGAATGAAGTTCAAATCAACGAGCTGCTGATTGCGAAGATAACCACGCAGCATGTTCTCGTCACAGAACTCGCGAGGGTCCATATTAATCCAGCTATCCAGCTTCTTCTGACTGAGTGGCTTCTGCCGACCGCCGATTACAAACGTATTGTCGGCAGACAGGAAGTTAGGAATACCGTCACCGGTATCACCGCGCATGATGTGTTCCTTGACGAACCGATCAGGATCGTTAGTGGTGCGCCACTTCTTCTGAACCGGATCGTACTGCTTGACATTCATGTACTTCTGCAACTGAACGAAGTCCTTGTCACCAGACATGATTAGGATCTTTTCAGAGGTATTTCCGAATGCATCAACAAGAGTACCAATGATGTCATCGGCTTCGGCACCATCAACCTGAATCACACGATAGGGGAAGTATTCCTTGAGTTCCTCACGAACCTTGCCCAGAGTGTCAAAGATCTGAGCCCAGTTGAGTTCAGACTTCTCGCGGTTCTTACGGCGGTTGGCCTTGTAGTACGGAAAGATTTGCTTGCGCCAGTTATTACCAGCATCACACGCAATGATCATCTCACCGTATTCATTCTTGAACTTCTGGTTGTACGAACGAATCGAGTTGAGGATCATATGACGAAGAAGATCTTCTTCGAGTTCTGTATTTGTATGGTTTCCAAGTTGAACCATTAGGTTGGAAATCATCACCTGCGACAAATCAACAATAATCATGATAAATTACTCTTCATCCTTTGGGAATTTATAAGTGTACGAAACGCTATTGTCTTCATTATAATTAAAATCAAAAATAGTATCAACCATCTCATGGAAAGAATGCGGAAGTTTGTATTGACGACTTACCATGGACTTGATTGATTCCATGATCATGGCGACGTCTTTAATGTACTCATCTGAGTTGATGTCAAGACCATAAGAACCGAACAGATGAATGAGATCCGGAATAAGATCCATCATCACACCTTCTACGTGTTCTTTTCGGTTCTGAGTGACCTGACCGACGATCTCTTCTAGAGACTGAGGAGGGGAATCTTTTTTGAATCCAGGAAAAAGAACAACGTTGTCTGTCACTTGACTACCCTTAGCAGAATGCATTCTTGGTTGAGTCGGCCATTAGGCTTGCTTTCCGCGGTCTTTATATTTGACATAAACGACCTCAGACCAACCTTGCCGGCTGACAAGAGTGCCGTCAGGGATTCTCCGGGCTTTCGTAGAGTCTTCGATGTACTGGATTCTACATCCCATCCAGTAAGAGTCGTTCCCTTGACTTGAATACCCGCAGGTCCCACTGCTAGGTACTGAGTCAGCTTGCGATACTTGGTGTTGTACACCCATAGCTGTTGACATCCAATAATTTCGGCCGGATGAACCGACACAATCTTCAGAGAAGGTTCTTCCTTCTGGAACTTCAGGTTCTTCACCAGATCGACGGCCGGCTTGACCTTTTTCTCTCGTGGCTTACGGACCTTTACCGCCTTCTTGTTATTTATATATCGATCGATCAAAAGTACAAACTCTTCCCAGTACTTTTTGAGGCGAGCACGAGACTTCTTCATGGCAGGAGTATCATACTCATCCGGCTCATGATCATTCGCATGTTTCGAGTAGTACTCACGGATTGCGTTTGCTGCCTGAGGTGACACTTCTTTGGCAACAAGCCAATCATACACATTGAAGTCAGGAACGGTGTCAATGGCTTCTTCGCAGGCAGTAATCAGATTGTGAATCTTAGACTGTACACGATCCTGGATGCTCACAGCCGGCTTTGGCGATTCGTCTACTTCCTCACGAATCGCCGATGCCAACCGGACCAGCTCCTTGACGCTATTGTCAAAGTAGTCGAGATTCTTCTGCGGCAGCTCGTTTCCGTTCATGATGATACGAGCAA